GACTGATGAACACAGTTTCTAGTCCCCAAATGACCAACTGGAATGCCTGACCACTAAGTTGACGCCACTGGACAGACGTATATCTTTGCCCCAACACAGAAGGAGATGACCCACATGGACGCACACAACTCGGAATACCTCGGAGCCGTCGCCGCAATGCAGGACACCTACGGCACTGTTACCACCACGCCACCCAGCCTCGCCGTTGGCGACTTCATCAGCGGCGTCACCGCCGGCAAGCAGTGGTCGGGCCACATTGAGTGGTTCAGCGAGGACGACGGCACGGTCGTCGTCAACGTCGATCACGCATGGGTGCGGGTGCCGGTCAAGGACATCAGGTTTTGAAACAAGGAGCCCGGTGGAACCGGGAACGCCAAGGACGGGACTAGTGCCGCTGAGTCAGGACGACAAGGCGGCTTTTAAGGACGGAAACGAAGACACGAAAGGAAATCGGAAATGACAGTAGCGATCAGAAAGGCGAAGCGGTCGGCAACCAAGCTGCGGCTGCTTCTCACAGGCCCGAGCGGCTCAGGGAAAACTTGGGGCGCTCTGCAAATCGCCAAGGGACTTGGCGGTAAGACGGTGGTCATCGACACGGAGGAAGGCAGCAGCGATCTGTACGACACGCTGCACGACTTCGACGTCATTGACCTTCGTCCGCCGTTCTCGCCAGAGCGGTACATCGAGGCGATCACCGCAGCCGAGGAGGCTGGGTACGAAGTCATCGTCGTGGACAGCGTCACGCATTGTTGGAGCGGTCCGGGCGGGTGCTTGGAACTGCTCGAAGACGTCGCGAAGGCCCAGTTTCGCGGCAATACGTGGTCGGCGTTCAGCGTCATTACGCCACGCTGGCGAGCGTTCGTGGACAAGTTGCTGCGGTCGCCGGCCCACGTCATTTGCTCTGGACGCAGCAAGACTGAGACCGCCCAGGTGGACGACCACGGCAAGAAGAAGGTCGCCAAGCTGGGGATGAAGCTGGAAGCCAGAGACGGGCTTGAGTTTGAGTTCACTTGCGTGCTCGACCTCATCCACGACGGGCACTACGCGACGGTCAGCAAGGACCGCACGGGCCTTTTCGCTGGCGATCCCAAGCCCATCAACGTGCAGACCGGAGAGCGCATCGCCGAGTGGCTCTCGGGCGGCAAAGCGGTCGAGGACCAAGCGGTCATCGACGGTGCGAGGAAGGCGATCAACGACGCCACGAGCGTTGACACGCTCGACAGATTGAACCAGCGGATTGCCCAGCGGCTCACCGAGGGGCGGATCTCGCAGGCGACGGCAGAAGAACTGGCGGCGGCGATCACGGAAAAGCGGAACGGACTCACTCTCTAAGCGAAAGGACGCAGGCTCATGGATTGGGACATCAACATCGACGAGGACTTCCCGGCTGACGTTCACAAGACGATGCCAGAGGAACGCACCATCGTGCCGGTCGGTACGCATGTGGCGACGATCAAGAAGGCCGAGGAAGGCCCGAATCAGTGGAAGACGGACGAGACGAGCAATCCTGACGGCATCTGCCTCAAGCTGCGTCTGGTGGTCGGCAATCACAAGTTCATCTTCCACGATCTGCCGAAGCACCAGCCGTGGTTGGCGAAGCAGCTGGCCGACGCTCTAGGCATCGTACCGGAAGGCAACACGCTCCGCGTCGCGCCGTCCGAGATCGAGGGCCGCGAGGTCACGGTCGAGGTGACGCACTACACCGCAAAGAGCGGCAACGTGTCAGCGGTGGTGAAGAAGTACGTGCCGCTCGCCAACAAGGCGGCGGCACCTAAACGGCAGACGCTGCCGCAGAAGGCTGCTGCGACGTTTAAGGCCGCAGCCGGTTCCGATGACATCCCGTTCGCCTGGCTGGCGGCGCTCGTCGCGAGCGTGCTCGGAGGTGCCGCATGACGCATCTCTACAAGTCGAGCGTGACTGACCACAACTTCACCCGCGAAGGTCTGAGCTACTTCGTCCAGCACGGCGAGTCGTTGACCGTTGACAGCGAACTGATGGTCAAGCTGACCGGCGGCGTGATTGTTCCCGCGAGGGGATGGCACGCAGAGTTTTCTGACGCCGTTCTTGAGGCGGCGCAGCGTATCGAGGCACTCGGGCACCGGCTGCTCTCGCAAGCCGACCGGCTCCGAGTTGAGGCGGCAGCATCAAAAGAGGTGACGGCATGAGCAAGCCACCAATTCGGGCGACGACAAGTCCCTACTGGATTGAGCACGCCAGACGGCGTCGCGAAGAGGAAAAGAACAGGCTGCTTGCGGAGCAGCAGGAGGAAGAGGACCGGCTCGACCTCGTGCCGCTGGAGCCGTGCCGGATTCCCCCAGAGTGCAGGACGCCGATCGTGATCAAGCCCGGCTCGCCGCACGCGGCAGCGGCTTACAGGGCTGGGCGAGAGGACGAGTACATCGACGCGACGAATGGCCGCTTCGGCGGCGAGTGGTGATCGGGCACGGTGCCCACGGTTCGATTGTTCCAAGGAGGGATCTGATATGTCCGCGAGATTTATGGTTGCGATGACGCTGGCCCTGCTGCTGGGTGCTGCCTCGGCCAAGGCCGAGCAGACGTTCACGGTGACGACCATCGTGTCGGCCCAACAGGCGGCCGAGGACATGGCCCGCACGGGCGTGCTACGGCATTGCGGCCGGGCGGGTGGGCGGCGGGAGGGAATCGGCTTTTCCTCGAGCTCGGCCCAGCGGGCGATCGAGTCGTCGTGCTTCTGGCGGGATGCCCAGCGTGGCCGCTACCGGATCGTGGAGCAGGGCGTGGCCCGCGGGCCTCGCGGCTGGTTCGCAGTGATCCGTTACGAGTGATCCATCGACCGGCCCGCCCTGGTCGTGGTGGCGTCTGCATCCGCCACATGGGTCGCGTAGCGGGAGTCGCGGAAAACCACCGCAGTTGAGGCCGGGTTGTTTCGCCTTCCCCGGTGACTTGACCGCCTGCCCGGCGTAACCGGGCCAATACAAACGCTTGGAGCCACGCAAATGATCAGACCGCACTACATCACGCCACCTGCCGACGAGGCCCTGCCGCTGTTCGCAGCTGCTCGGCGCAGGATTGAGTTGCCGATCCACGGCGATGTCAGCCAGGACTTGCGCATCAGGTCAGGATCGCAGCGTTGGGAACTGCTGCGGCAGTACGTCGAGCACGGCCCGCTCACCAACGAGCAGGCTGGCGACCTGTCGGGGCTGTCTGCCCGGAAATCGTGCTGCTACTGGAAGCGGTGCAGCGAACTGCTCAAGCACGGCTACATCGAGGACACGGGCAAAGAGGCACTCAGCCAGGTCGGCGAGATGCAGCGGGTGTGCATGGCGACCAGCAAGGGCATAGCAACGATTCAAACATTGGCGGCGTCTCGTTGACGTGCAGGACGGTCACAAGTTTGAGCGGGCGTAGTGAGCGGGAATGGCAAGTAACGGCGCGACAGCCTCGCTAGAGGCGGCGGCGTGGGCGGTCAAGGGAACGAAAGGACTAAAGCAGTGAACATTAGCAATGCAACTTTTTCTCGGAATGGTGCCGCGAACAATCGTAACGGTGGAGTAACAACCGAAAAAATGCTTGTGACTCCACAGATGGCGCAGGAGTGGCTTAGCCGAAATGTTGGAAACCGAAACATTAACACGTCGAGAGTTGATCTGTTTGCGCGACTGATTCGGGAAGGCAAATTCCACCTGACACATCAGGGAGTTGCGTTTTATGCGGACGGCGACTTGGCTGACGGCCAGACTCGTCTCTCAGCAATCATTAAGGCCGGAATCTCGGTATTAATGTTTGTTACTCGTGGGCTGCCGCGGTCTGCCATTCACGCAATAGATGGCGGTCGTCCTCGCAGTGTGCACGATGTGATTCATTTCCTAGGAGTTGGTTTGTCAAAAAACCATGTTGCTGTATGTCGCGTGCTGTGGGCTCAGTACGACCTGCAACGCCGCGAAAATGCGTCTTCTTGGAACTGCAACACAGTAGATACACATTCTTTCGCGCAGTTTGCGATTGCTGCTGCTGACGCCATCGAATTTGCGATGCCAGCATGGAAAAAGAAGGGCCTGACGCACGCTTGCTATGTTGCGTCTGTTGCCAGCGCATGGTTTACGCAAGACAGGGAATGCCTTGAGCGTTTTAAGCAGTTGATTTCCGATGGCGTCGGTGCCGAGAGGCATGAAACTGCGGCAATTACGCTGCGCGATTTCCTGCTGACATCTCCTCTTTTGAATGGCGGTAACAGAGCACGGCAAGAGATTTTTATCAGATCCTGCACAGCATTACGCGCATTTCTTGATCGCCGACCACTGAGCAAGCTCTATGCTCGGACTGAAGCTGTTTTTGACATTCCAAAAATTGTCTGACGACTGCCGCCCTCGTGATAGGCACGGTGCCGCTTCGACGCGGCTGGGCGGAATAGAAGGAGGGCCACATGGCCAATATCAACAGGCTGAAGAAGTTTTTGCACGACGCCGCAGACTGCTCGGAATGTGGCGAGGAAATGCTGAATCTCGAGGAGGCTGTCTTGTTTCTTGTTCAGCATGGCCGTTCGCAGAACATGAACGACGAGCAGTTAAGTCAGTTTTTGGCGGTGGCTTTTACGGAGTTCCTTTCGAAGGAGGGCCACTGATGGCCGGTGAATGGATTCCCTACGACGTGTGCCTGCCCCACAAGCCCGAGGTGCTCGAGCTCGTTGACCGTACCGGCCTGCAGCCGGACCAGGTCGTCGGGCGGCTCCTCATGCTGTGGGGCTGGGCCTCGCTGAACTCGTCCGACGGCACCGCCCGGATGTCGGTCAGGCTGCTCGGCCGGATCTGCGGCGGTGACGAGGCGTTCTGGCAGGAGGTCGAGAAAGTGGGCTGGCTGGTGATTGATGCGGACAACGGAACTGTGGCGATCCCCGGATGGGAGCGTCGGTTCTCTAAGTCCGCTAAGTCACGGGCTTTACATGCAGTTAGGGCAGATGGTGCGCGTCAGCGCACCACCCCGTGCGCTTCGGCGCACTCACCACCGGCGCGTGGCGCACCAGAAGAGATAGAAGAGATAAGAGGAGATAGAAATTCTTCTTCTTCCCCCAGGCGAGCTGCGCAAGGACCGGGGCAGCCTGCAGGCTGGGAGACGCTACGGAAGGCGTGGGCAGCTGGCACAGGCCGCCCGTGGAAGCTGCCAAACGCCCCGGACAAGGTCGCAGACCGCCTGGCCGAGGAGGGCTGGTTTGAGAAGGCCTTGGCGGCCATTGAGGCCCTGCCACGGTGCAAATACTTCCGCGACCCGGTGACGCTGCCGCAGCTGGTGGACGCTGGCTTTGTGGACAAGGTGCTAGGCGGCCAGTTCGACAACTCACGGGACCAGCGGCCCGCGGGCGGCTACCGCGGCCCGGACGACAAGCCACCGGCCGAGGGATTCAAGGGCAAGGACGCCGACGACTTTGAGTACACGAGACGGAAGATGGTTGACCAACTACGCAAGGAGGTAACGACATGACCACGGCCGAGAAGGCCCCGCTGACGGCGAGGCAAAAAGAGGCGTACGACTTCATCACGTCGCACATGGAGCTTTACTCGCCGACTGTGCGAGAGATCGCCAGGGCGATGTCGATTAAGAGCCCCAACGGCGTGGTCGTCCACCTGGACGCCCTCGAGCGGAAAGGCTGGATCACCCGCAGGCCCAACTCGACCCGAGGGATTGAGGTGACGCCGTGACGATCGAGCAGTGTGTGTGCATCGCCATTGGATGCGTGATGCAGGGCGCGACGTTTGTGCTGGGCGTTCTGGTGGGACTCTCGATGAGAAAGGATTCACATCGTGAAGCTGAAGGACAAGGACTCGGAGGCTCCGAGCAGGTGGGACGAAAGCTGTAGCAGGAACAGCCTACGGCCCTCGCCGTGGGTGCGGCGGAGGATCAGGGAACTGGGCCTCAGTGGCAAGCTGGTCAAGCACTGGGTGCCACCGGCTGTGAAGCTGCTGGTGAGGTGAATGATGACAACTCACGGAGGATGGTTATGGCTGAGGAAATTGAGCGACTGCGGAACGGTGCATTTCTAGCCCGCGAAACGGTGTGTCCTCACGTTCGCGGCACTGTGACTCAGCACTGCTCGCTCAACTTCACGCTTAACCGACTCGGAGCGGGAGGCGATTGAGGCGGCGATAGTTGGTCGATTGCAGTTGGCCGATTTCGCCACGCTCCGATCCATGCTGAAGAGGATGAAATGAGAATTGACGACGAGTGCCGCGACCCAGACCTCCTTGCCGCAGAGGTGCGGCGATTGCGAACCGTAATCGCAGCAGGCGAGCCAACGCTCACCCCAGAGGAGCGGGAGGCGATTGAGACTGCTGTGCGGTGGCTGGAGCCATACCCGCCCGTCGCCGCCACACTCCGAAACGTACTGGAGCGTCTAAAGTGAGCGGCGCATACGACTGCAACTACGATTTCGTTGACGACCCGAAGCAGGCTCTCGTTGAGGCTCACGAAGAGATCAGAGAACTGGAAAGCCAGCACGCTGCGGAGATCGCTCGCCTGCGTCTCGCCGACGCGGAGCGCGAGGCACTCAGCGAGGTGGTTGACTGCCTCACCGAGACTGGCACCGCTCTCGTCAATGCGACGACCACGCGGAATACGCTCGCGGCCCTGCTGGCCCGTCTCGCTTGACAAGTGGGCGACTATGGCGGCATGTCCATCACCTTCAGCGTTGACGGCGAGCCGGTCCCGCAGCCGCGGGCACGCATTACTACGCGTGGAAAGTTTGCCCACGCATACGTTGAGGCCAAGCACCCGGTGCACGCCTACCGGGCGGCGTTGCAACTGGCCGCTGTAGATGCTGGCCTGCGGCCGTGCAAAGGCACGGTGGACGTTGTGATCGACGCAGTGTTTACGCGTCCCAGATCACACATGAACAAAAGCGGGCTTAAGCCCACGGCCCCTCTGGCCCCTCGGCCGGACGTGGACAACGTGGCCAAGGCGGTGCTCGACGCTATCGGGCCTGTGCTCGGCAATGACTCGCAGGTGAAGCGGCTGGTGATCGAGAAGCGTTACGGCACGGAGGCACGGACGACCGTGCGTGTGACTTGAGCGTGGCACTTGTCACAAGCGTGTCGGCGAACATTGCCGACTTGGCGGCGATCACTGTGCCCAACAAGCTCGAGTATTGCCTGCGGCATGGGTACACGCTGATCTGTGACAATCAGCCCTACGACCAGGCCGTGACCAGAGTCGATTTGCTGTGTCACTACCTCGACCGGTTCGACATGGTGTGGACGCTCGACTGTGATGCTGTGATCACAGACATCGGGAAGCCCATCCACGAGCTCGCCTGCATCGGGCCGCACGTCACCGTGTGCGAGGAGGGGATCGTCTCTTGGAATCGGCTGAACTGCGGCAGCATGGTCTGGCGGAACACTGCCAAGGCACGCGTGCTACTGCAGACGATTTCCGAAGACCGCGACCGGTGGGCTGGACTTACTTGCGGGTGGCAGACACTGCTTGGCGAGTTCGCGGCGGTTGGCGTGGACGTGCTGAAGGTGGCCCCGCTGCGAGCCTTTAACTCGTGCGTGTGGAACAGGCCAGCCAACGAGCGGGATGAGGTCGGCAGCCACTGGCAGCCGGGCGACTTCGTGTACCACCCGTGCGGCGTCTTTCCGATGGAGGAGCGAACCGAGTGGCTGAAGCGCATTCTGACTCAGGTGAGACGGTGAATATCCCCGAGCACCTCGTGCGGCCCATCGAGCCCTTCCGGTCGTCGTTCGACGAGCAGGTGGTGCTTGGGGCCGTCGAGATCGCCGAGAGTCGCATTGCCATTGTCGGGCTGGCCCGCAACTGTGCTCCGCAGCTGGCGGCCAACCTCGAGCTCGCAGCCCTGCTTGGCTCCGGGAGTGAGGAGTGGCAGCTGCACGTCGAGACCAATGACAACGAGGACGCCACCGACCAGGTGCTCTCCGAGTTCTGCCACAAGCACCGGCAGGCGACGTTCACAAGCAAGCGGCTGGGCCGTCAGCAGTTCTCCACAGAGTTCGCAGGCCGACGCACCGAGGCCCTGGCCGAGTACCGGACGGCCTGCCAGCGGTGGGTGCGTGAGTGTGCGGCCGACACCGACTACGTCGTGGTGATTGACCTCGACGCATGGGGCGGCTGGCTGCCGCAAGGCGTGCTGAACGGCTTTGGGTGGCTGCGTGAGATGCCAGAGGCCTATGGCATGGCCAGCGTGTCGCTCCTGCAGCATCCGGCCTACGAGACAAACGCCACAGGCGAGACGCAGCAGATTGCCGCGTGGCTGCACTACGACTGCTGGGCACTCAGGCTCAATTCCTATTGGGACGACTACACGAACGGCGTGGGCGGCTGGAAGCACCAATGGTTGCCGCCGGTCGGCAGCCCTCCTGTGCCCGTGTGTAGTGCGATGGGCGGGCTGGCGATCTACCGCACATACGCATACCTCGCCGGGCGGTACGACGGCCGGGACTGCGAGCACGTGACGTTTCACGAGAGCATTGCCAATGCGACGGGGCAGCAGCTGTACATGAATCCCTCGCAGAGGTGTTTGATGAGGTGGCTCGATGGCGGGAATCACGGCGACGATTGATCTGAACCTCCTCCGCATCCAGTGGGACTCTCACTCGGCTATGGTCGCGATCTGCACCCACTGGACGATCACGAAGGACCAGCTCATCAGGCTGAAGGGCGTGGTGCCCCTGGCCCCTCGCCACGACCGTCGGTTCCGCTTCAAGCCCAAGCGGTCAGAGTCCAGAGACCCGACGCCAAGCGAGATCCGAGCGGCCACGAAGCGTATCCGGGCGACTTGGGACGAAGCCACCGAGCAGGAGCGGCGAGTGGTGAAGACGCAGTTTTTCCAGATGCGTTCGTATTCACTGCCCGAAGAACTGCAAGACATCCCTGAGATACAGCCAGATTGGTAGAGACAGAAAACTCAGGGCAAAGCACTTCGCATGATTGCCGCCGCAGACAACCTGCACAACATCGTGATGCAGATCACCACCTTCCTGTCGTCTGCCCGCGAGCAGGCGACCGCTGGGATGACGTGGCAGAAGTTCGGCCGGTTGCTCATCGACCTCCTGCACCAGGCGGTGACTGGCCTTGATGCAGTCGCGGGCCTCACTGGCCCAGAGAAAAAGGTGCTGGTGCTGACTGCTGTGGCTTCGCTCTTTGACAGCGTAGCCGACAGGTGCGTCCCGCTCACTGTGTACCCGTTCTGGACTGTCATCCGCCCGGCCACCCGGACGCTGGTGCTGGCGATCGCTTCCGGTGCGATTGAGTCTCTCCTTCCGATCACGAGGTCTGCATGATCACGCTGCTACTTGTCGCCGGTGCTCTGGCGTTTCTGTTCTGGCCCAAGGCTGGCACGACGGCTTTACCAAAATCCTTTTCGCCGGAGGATTTGTTTCTCGTGCCGCCACCGGCTGCACCCAAGCCTCCCGCGGCCCCGGATGCCCGGGACGCTATCGACTCCCTACTCGAGGTCCGCGACCGGCTGGCTGCGACTGAGGCCCTCGACGAGGACTCGGCCAAGGCCGTCGATGTGCTGTGGCTGGACCTGCTCCACGGGAGCAAGAAATGAACCGCGACAAGCTGATCGGAGCCTGTGTCCTGCTTACTCTGGCCCTGCTTGCGGCCTATGTTGAGTACGGGCCTCGTAACTCAACACCAGCACCAGGCGGCGAGTTCTCGCTGCGTGGCAAGTGGATCGGGCCGCACGCAGCCGACGACGCTGCTGCGTTCGCGGGCCTGTGCCGCGGCATCGCCGACGCTCTTGAGGCCGACGGCAGCCGACAACAGCCGCGGATCACCTCGGGCGTGCAGGTCGAGGACGTGCGGGTCGCTGCGGCCGAGGGCCGTTTCCTGCCGCGTCGCCTGACTCAAGAGCAACCGCACGCCGTGGCGGCCGCCGGGAAGTTCTTGGACGAAGTGGCTGGCACGTCAGGCGGCCCGCTCGACGCAGCTGCTCGAGCAAAGTGGGTGCAGGCGTATCGCCAACTGGCCACTGCGGCCGAGGAGAGCGTCCGATGAGGTTTGCTGACTTCCTGTGGGAGCTTATGGACAACACACTCTACGCGATGCACTTGGCCGCTGTGCTGTGCCTTGGCACGTCTGCTGTGGCCTGCCCAGTGCTGCTGTACTCGTTGCTGATTGAGATCCGCGAATTGCGGACACAGATCCCCAAGTCGTGCGAGTGTCGGCACGACGGCCCTGGCCCTGTCCTGCCTCGCGTTCTGCCGCGGGTGCGGCGGATCGGCGAGGAGGCGGACTGATGAGCCACCGCAAGGCCGTCTGGACATTCTCAGCCCTCGCGTTCGTCGTCTGTGCGGCGTTGCTCGGGGCGATCGTGGACCACTACGCCCACCGGTTGCTGCGGAGCGTGGACAACTCATTCGGCTACCGCCCCGACCCGGTGGGCGTGCGGGCGTTTCTCGGCGAGCTCGACAAACCCACGTTTCAGGAAGCCGGTGCGGACGCTGTACGCAAGGCCAAGGGGCTAGACGTGTTTCTGTACCGGGCGACGAACAAAGCCCATCAGCGTACGTACGGCGAGCCTTGGACGTGCTGGAATCAGGGAAACGCTGGGACGTGCGTCTCGATGGCTTTCGGGCTGGGATGCCAGACGGCACTGGCTACCGATTGGCTGGCAGGAAAGGGTGAGCCGCCGAAGGCCGTGGCCACCGAGCCGATCTATGGCGGAGCCCGCACCTTTGGCATGGGCCAGCCCACGCAGTTCGGCGGCGACGGTGCTACAGGCTTTGGTGCCGCTCGGTGGATCTCGGGCAAGTGCAAGGTGCCCGATGTAGGTGGCGTGCTATTCCGAAAGCCATACGGCTCAGTTGACCTCACGACATACTCGATCCCGCTCTCGCGTGAGTGGGGATCGCGTGGCGTCCCGCTCGAGCTCGCCAAGCTGGCCCACCAGAACAAGTGCTATGCAGTCGCCCAGGTGAAGACGTGGGAGGAGTTGGCGGCAGCACTGGAATCGGGATTTCCGGTTGCTGTCTGCTCTCAGGTGGGATACGGCCCGACGCCGCGGCAGCGTGACGCGTTGGGATTCCTGACCCGCGGTACGTCTTGGTCGCACGCGATGCTCGTCTGGGGAATCCGGCACGAGAAGAACGGCGGCGGCCGTGATGGTGCACTGGTCCAAAACTCTTGGCAGGTGTCTTGGGTGTCCGGGGCAAAGTGGCCGAGCGATCAGCCCGACGGCTCATTCTGGACGAGCCGAGAGAACATTGAGGCGGCTATGAGTCAGGGCGACTCGTGGGCGATCTCGGGCACGACGTTTGACTACAAGAAACTAGAGAACGACGAATGGGGGCTGGCACTATGAGCCTGATCATGTGGGCCTTGTTCGGTGCGATTGTGGGCGGCATCGCCCGTGCCCTGCTGCCGTCAAAGCTGCCGACAGGCTGGCTGCCGACGATCGCCATTGGCTGCGTTGGCAGCATTGCAGGCGGCCTGCCGTTTGGCACAGGCCCTGCCGGGTTTGTGGGATCAATCATCGGGGCTGTTGTCGTTCTGTATCTGCACCGCATGTGGAGCGAAGCCAATGTCTGACCAGCACAAGAAAATGGTAGTGGCAGGCGTGATTGCATTGGCCCTCACGTGGTGGCTGGCTACTGCTCCAGAGTCGCCCATCAGGCCGATCCCACCCAAGCCCGAGCGGCCCGTACTGCGGTTCCTGGCCAAGGTGGCCAGTGTGGCTGCACGGTTCGGCCTGACAGCCCTGCTATTCGCTGAGCCTGCCCCACAGGCCCCCGATGAGGTGCACCTGGCCCACGCTGTGCTAGGGCCTGATGGGCACCAGCAACTCAGGAACGAGGTGTGGTGATGTGGCACTGGTTGCTCTACACGTTGGCCTCCTTCTCGGCTGATCCCCATCTGCTCGAGCAGGAGCGTGCCCGCACTGCTGGTGCGGTGAACGTGGCCTATGCATCCCTTGCTGAAGAGGCGCCAGCACCACCACGCGAGCCCGCTAAGCCCGCGGCCCCTACCGTATGCCCTGACTGCAATGGTAAGGGCTATAGCGTGCGTCCTGACGGCTCACGGTGGGCCTGCCGATGCAAAGCGTGCCCAACAGGTACGTGCCCGCAGAGGTGATCCAGATGCCCAGCAGGATGCCAAGCTATCGGCCGCCTCGCCTGCGTACACATAGCAGGCGAGATGACACGGCCAGGCCCAACGCATCTGCCCGTGGCTACACAGACAAGCAACACCGCAAGTGGCGGCAGGCCGTGCTGACACGTGATGCATGGGCCTGCGTGGACTGTGGACGCATCGACCAGGCCAACCATGCCGACCACATCGTGCCGGTGGCTGAGCGGCCCGACCTGCGGTACGAGGTGAGCAACGGGGCGTGTCGATGTCGTTCGTGTCACTCACGGAAGACGATCCGCGAGCGGCCACCGGCGAGGCGAAACGGGGTACCCCCTATCACGGGGGGTTAGGGTATGGGCAACCACGGTTGTAACCGAAAGAAACGCACGGCCGAAATTGAAAGTTTGCGTTTTGCGGCCGAAAACGAGGGGTGCGAAATAAATCGTCCCATCAATCGTCGCCCTGGAGACCAGTCAGATGGGTAAGGGAAGAAAGCCCACTCCTAAGTCGATCCTTAAGCTGCGCGGGTCTCGCGTTAGGGGGCCGCATAAGGCGGCGATCGACGCACCGGTCGGCGTTCCGCCTGCCCCCGCCTGGCTGTCGGAAGTCGCATCGGCCGAGTGGCACCGGATCGTGCCGATGCTCGAGGCGTCCAAGGTCATGAGCCCGCGGCACCAGCAGACGCTCGCGGCCTACTGCGACTCGTTCGCCGACATGGTTCAAGCCGACCAAGAGCTTAAGGCAAACGGCACAACTCTCATTGACGACAAGGGTAGGGTGAGCAATCACCCGGCGTGGATGAGAAAACGTGACGCACGGAATCAGATGCTGAAGTTCGCGTCCGAGTTCGGCCTGACGGCATCTGCACTGGCGAGGGTCTCATCTGTTGACCAAGGCCCGCAAGAAGACGACGAAGACTCCCGCATGTTCGCTTAATGCGAAGGCGGCCGACATCGCCGTCCGGTTCTTTGAGGAGAACCTGACGCACAGCAAAGGCGAGATGGGCGGCAAGCCGTTCCTGCTCGAGCCGTGGCAGCGTGACTACGTCGGCAAACTGTTCGGCACGATGAACGGCGACGTGCGGCAGTACCGTACTAGCCTGCTGGCGATCCCTCGCAAGAACGGCAAAAGCACGCTCTGCGCTGGCATTGCGCTAAAGCTGATGTTCGACGGCGAGCCGGGTGCCGAGATCTACTCGTGTGCTGCCGATCGGGATCAGGCCCGCCTGGTCTTTGAGATGGCAAAGGTCTGCGTCGAGAACTCGCCCAAGCTGCGGAGCCGACTGCGGGTGTTCCGCAACTCGATCGTGCGAGAGGACACGCACACCACGTACAAGGCCCTCTCGGCCGAGGCGTTTACCAAGCACGGGCTGAACGCTCACGGCATAATCTTCGACGAGCTCCACGCCCAGCCCGACCGCGAGCTCTGGGACGTGATGACCACGAGCACCGGGGCCAGACGGCAGCCGCTGTGCGTCGCGATCACCACGGCAGGGTACGACAGGAAAAGCATCTGCTGGGAAATCTGGCGTTACGCCCTGGCTGTTCGTGATGGGGCGATCAAAGACCCGACCTTCCTGCCCGCAATCTATGCAGCTGATCCCGCAGATGACTGGACTGCCGAGGCTACGTGGCGGAAGGCCAATCCCAACCTGGGCGTGTCGGTGAAGCTCGACGACCTGCGTGTCCGGTGCAAGCGGGCACAGGACATGCCGAGCGAGGAGAACACCTTTAAAAGATTGCACCTCAACTGTTGGACGGAACAGGACACGCGTTTTCTGCAGATGTCTCACTGGGCACAGGGCGACAAGCCCTGCCCGGTGATGCTCGACGGCCGCGAGTGCTTCGGCGGTCTCGACCTAGCGACCACGTACGATACGACCTGTCTCTGCCTGCTGTTCCCGCTGGACGACGGCACCTTCTGGGCCGAGCCGCACTTCTGGATACCAGAGGAGAACATGCGGGACCGTGTGAAGCGTGACCGGGTGCCGTACGACGTGTGGGCCAAGGCAGGCAAGCTGCACCTCACGCCCGGCAACGTGACCGACTTCGACCAGGTGCGGGCCGACATCGTGGCGTTGTCTAAGAAATACAACATCCGGCAGGTGGCCATCGACCGGTGGAACGCCCACCAGATCACGGGTCAACTGCAAGGCGAGGGCATAAACGTCCTAGGCTTTGGGCAGGGATACGGCTCGATGTCGAGCCCTACGGCTGCGCTGGAGGCTGCCGTCGTTGGCGGCAAACTGCTGCACGGCGGGCACCCTGTGCTGGCGTGGCAGGCTTCCAACGTGGCAGTGCAGAGCGATCACGCAGGAAACAAGAAAGTCTCGAAGGCCAAGAGCACGGAGCGGATCGACGGCATCGTCGCCCTGATCATGGCCCTCGGCATCCACGCGACCTCGACCGCACCAGCACCCGCACAATCTTGGGACATTATCACGCTATGAGTGAAAACGCCGTCGCCGATTTCAAAATGATCGACCTGCGTGGCATCGAGTGGCACGAGGACAGCGGCAGCCGCACACCGTCGGGCATCCGCGTCACGGCCGACAACTCTATGGCATGCTCGGCCTACACGGCGTGCATCCGGGTTATCTCCGACGCCGTGAGCTCGCTGCCGCTGCACGTCTACGAGCGGCTGGCCAACGGCGGCAAAGCCAAGGCCCCGGCCAACCCGGTCTACCGGCTCCTGCACATGCAGCCGAATCCGTGGCAAACGGCGCAGGAGTTCCGCGATTGGATGACCGGGATGTACCTGCACTACGGGGCCAGCTACGCCGAGATCCGCCCAGGTGCTCGAGGTGCGATCTCTGAGCTCTGGCCGCTGCACTCGTCTCGGATGGAAGCCGAGCGGCTTGAGGATGGCCGCCTGCGGTACAGGTACAAGGAGCCTACCGGGAAGATCACGACGTACTCACAGGATCAGATCTTCGCCCTGCGGTTCACGACCGAGGACGGCATCCGGGCGATCCCCACCTACAAGATTTTCCAGAACGCCATCGGCTTGGCCCAGGCCCTTGAGGCCCACGGGTCCACCTACTTTGGCAACGGTGCCCGGCCGGGCATCGTTCTGGAATCCGACAACCCGATCCCGGCCGAGGCGTCCGAGCGTCTCCGCGAGCAGTGGGAGCGGATGCACCGAGGCCCAGACCGTGCCTTCCGTACTGCCGTCCTGCCCAACGGCGTTAAAGCCCACGAGCTCTCGGGCAGCAATGAGGCGGCCCAGTTCCTTGAGACTCGCCAGTACCAAGTGATTGAGATCTGCCGCGCTTTCCGCGTGCCCCCGCACATGATCCAAGATCTGACCCGTAGCACGTACAGCAACATCGAAGTACAGGGCACGGAGTTCGTCCAACACTGCCTGCTGCCGCATCTCAAGCGGTGGGAGGCTGCGATCTCGCGCGACCTGATCGTGGACGACGAGACCTACTTCGCCGAGCACAGCGTCTCGGGCCTGCTCCGTGGCGATCACGCCAGCCGGTCGGCCTACTACGTGTCAGCCCTGCAGAACGGCTGGATGACCGTGAACGAGATCCGCGAGCTTGAGAACTTGAACCCGATCGGGCCAGAGGGCGACAAGCACTTCGTGCAACTCAACATGACCACGCTGGACAAGGTCGGCGAGGACCAGGCCGTGGAGCCCGAGCCACCGGCCGAAGACGAGGAAAGCCCAGCCGACGAGGCCGAGGACCAATCCGAGGAGGACGACACAGATGGAAATTGAACGCCGCGACTTCGCCTTTGAGGACGACAACGAGCTGATCGTCGAGAGCCGGGCCGACGGCCGGGCCGCGATCGTCGGGTACGCTGCCGTCTATAACCGGCTGAGCCTCGACCTGGGCGGCTTCCGTGAGGAGATCTTGCCGGGAGCCTTCGACCGGATCCTAACCCGCCAGCGTGGCAAGCAGGACGTTGTCGCCCTGTTCAATCACGACAGCAACATCGTTCTTGGCCGCACCTCGAGCGGGACGCTGGAACTGTCGAGTGACGAGAAGGGGCTTCGCTACGTGGTCACGCCACCCGTGAGCCGGGCCGACGTGATGGAACTGATCTCGCGGCGTGACGTGCGTGGCTCGTCGTTTGCCTTCACCGTGGACAAGGGCGGCGAGGGCTTCCGCCAGGGCGAAGACGGCAACGCCATCCGCCAGATCCGCGAGGTGTCGGGCCTGTACGACGTGGGGCCAGTGCTGGTGCCAGCGTATCCATCGACATCTGCTGCCGTTGCCATGCGTTCGTATGAGGCGTGGATGCAGTCGAAGCAGCCGGTGCAGACGCCTGCCGAGATCGCCAAGCGTTCGCTCGTGCGTGACGCAGCTGCTGCGTGGACACTGAGGCTGAGAAATGTCTGACGTTCGGTGCCAGTGCGGTGAGCGTCTGCGGTGCCGATCAAGCAGGCCGGTCGGCAACGAGCGGCAGCGGTATCTCCGTTGCCCGAGGTGCGGAGCTCGCGGGGTGGCGTTTGTGAAAACAACACATTCCGAGGTCCGCTTCTGCAAGGGGCCACGGGCCTAGTGCGATTGTGGACTCCATCGGCAATACCGCCGCAGGAGTCTCACGAAACATGGACAATCTCAAGAAGCTTCAGGACGAAGCAGTCACGCTTGCCAACCGCATCGACGCCGTCCGGGCTGTCGAATCCGAAGACGCCGACAAGATCGCCGAGCGAGACCTCGAGCTCGAGCAGCTGAATAAGCGGGCGGGCGAGCTCGCCAAGAAGGTGGACTTCGAGAAGTCGGTGGCCGAGTCGGCCAAGAACCTGCGGGCGGTGGTCGAGCGTTGCGCTCCGGCCCCCGAGGTGAACGAGGAGCGGGCCGTCGAAGTGCAGGCCGTGTCGCACAGCGGCAAGCTCCGCGCTTTCGAGAAGCACGAGGACGCCTACAAGGTGGGCATGTGGCTGCGGGCCAAGAGCGGCGACGCCCACGCCAAGCGGTGGTGTGCTGATCACGGCGTCGAGGCTCGTGCTCTCGGCGGTGCCAGCGGCGGCGGTGCCAATTTCGTGCCCGATATCCTGTCGTCCACCGTATTGCGATTAGTGGATCAATTTTCTGCCTTCGCTGCAAATGCCACGAACCTCGCCATGCCGTCCGACGTGGTGCTCTTCCCGAAGCGTACCGGCGGGACGACCGGCTACTGGATCTCGGAAAACTCGGCGATCACCGCGAGCGATCCGAGTGCGTCGCAGGTCAGCGTGACGGCCAAGAAGGTTGGCGGGGCCGTGGTGCTCTCTAGCGAGCTCCTTCAGGACTCCATCGTGTCGATCTCCGACTGGATCGCGGCCGAGCTGGCCTTGACCCTGTCGAACGCAATCGAGACGGCGGCATGGGCTGGAAACCCGAGCAACGCTCCTGCTGTGGCTGGTCTTGTGACCACCTACACGGGCGGCCTGCTCGCGGCCTCGTCTGCGACCTATGCGGCCTCGCTGGTGACTGCGGCGGGCGATACGCCCGACGAGGTGACCAAGGCCAACCTGCTGGCGATGATGGCAAAGCTGCCCCAGCACAGTCGGCAGGGTGCCAAGTGGTACTGCTCGCCGTTCTTCTTCGCGACCTGCATGCAGGCTCTGGACCTCAACCAGGGCGGCTCGGTCGGTCTCTCGCAGGGCATGGGCCTGACCTTCCTCGGCTCGCCGGTCGTTCTGACCGATCAGCTGCCGAGCGGGGCTGACTCGACCGGCGCGGTGATGGCTCTCTACGGCAACCTCGCCAACTCGTCGATCTACGGCAGCCGCCGAGACCTCGAGGTACAGAGCTCGGATCAGGTCAACTTCCTTTCGGATCAGACGGTGATCCGTGCCACGGCTCGTGTTGGCATCAGCCACCACACGCTCGGCAGCGACACGGTCGCTGGCCCGGTGATCGCCCTGGTCGGTGCGTGATCCGGCTTGACGCGTCTGCAATCTTGAGCGGGCGGCTCCACACGGGGCCGCCCGCTCTCATTGTGGAGGTTGCATGCTAATCAGGGTCGGCGGCACAGAGGTCGAGATCAGGGCCGAGGCGATTCTCTCTGGCCCACGGTTCGGCCCGCTGGCCAACCTGTTCGGCTGGGCTCAGGCCCTGATGCCACTCGGCATCCGGCCCACGCTCGGCCAGGGCGCGTTCTGGTCTCAGGTGCTCACGCGAATGATGGAGCAATTCGTCGATCAGTGCGAGTACATCATCTGCTTGGATTTCGACACATTCGTAAGCAAGCAGGACATTGAACAGCTTTTCGCGATGGCCTTGGCGTTCCAGTGCGACGCTCTCGCACCTCTGCAGGTGAAGCGAGAAGATGGCCGCCCGATGCTGACGCTGCTGGGCACGCTGGACGATCCGCCGACGAGCGGCAGCACCACGCTGCCTGCGGCGTGGTTTGCGGAGCCTGTGCAGCAGGTGGACAGTGCCCACTTCGGCTGCACGATCCTTTCGACGGCCGCCCTCAAGCGAATGAAGAAGCCTTGGTTTTGGGAGCAGCCTGACCCGCTTGGCGGTTACGGCGACGGCCGGGTCGATTCCGACATCGGCTTCTGGCGCACGTGGAGTGACTCTGGCAACAAGTGCTTCGTGACGCCGCGGGTCTCAATCGGCCACGGCGAGTACGTGGTGACGTGGCCGGGCCGCGATCTAGGCAAGCCTGTTTTTCAATACACGGGCGATTGGATGAAGACGAACAAGGCCCCCGAAACTGCATGGAGCGTAGGACAATCGTGAAACTGAAGTTTGTTCGGTCGTGGCGTTCGTACCGCTTGGGCCAGACGGTGGACATTCCCGGCGGCCTAGCCGCTGAGCTGATCGCCAAAAAAGTTGCCGTCGAGGACAAGCAGCACCCGCTGATCGAAACCGCTGCTATCGAGATGCCAGCCAGGACGGCAGACGCCACGCCACGCAGGAAAACGAAGCGATGACGTACCGCAGCCTGACACGAGCCACGCAGCCTGTCGTGGAGCCGGTCACTCTCACAGAGGCCAAGGCCCACCTGCGGGTCGATACCGACAACGACAACGCCTACATCATGGGCCTCGTTGCAGCTGCTCGAGGCTGGGTTGAGGAATACCTCGACCGCACGCTCGTCCACACCCAGTGGACGATGCGCATGGACGGCTTCCCGCCCAACGGCATGGACAACATCGAGCTTCCGCGGCCGCCGATGGCCACGGCTGCGGCCGTCACTGCCGTGGCAATCACGTACACGACCGAGAGCGGTGCCGTGGTGGTGTTCCCGTCGAACGAGTACCGGGTCGATCGGCACTCGACGCCAGGCGGCATCAGCCCGCTATTCGACCAGGCGTGGCCCGTGCATCGCCGGGACGAGAACGCCGTGGTGATCACGTGGTGGGGCGGCTACGGCGAGGACGGCCGCAGCGTGCCCACGCAGATCCGGCACGCCATCCTGATGCTCGTGGCCCACTGGTACGACCGGCGTGAGGCAGCAGGCTCCGTGTCGAACGAGATCGAGTTTGGCGTCAAGTCGCTTCTGGACTCGTGCCGCTGGGGAACCTACCGATGAGCACATACGAGCAGCTTCCGGGCCAGCTTGGCCTCTCGCTTCGCCGAGGCGACGAGCTGAGTACGGCCATCGACTTCTCGCCGACGACAATGACCGGCTACACGGTGACGGCCGTGATCACGTCGCTCGTCACCGGCAACACGGTCACAGCCTTCACGACCACGCTGACCAACGCCGCGGCCGGGATCGTCAACGTGGCACTGACTGAGGCCCAGACAACGGCCCTGCCGGTCGGAACCTACGGCTGGCGGCTTGAGTGGGACGCACCCGGCAGCGTGCGTCGTACGGCTCTGCAGGGGCAGGTGGAGGTAGTCGGGTGACGACCACCGCAACCGTCAACAGCAGCCCGATCACGGCCACTGTGTCCGGTGCGTCTGTGTCGGCGGCCGTGACGAGCTCGAGCACCTCGGCCAGTGCGTCAGGTGGCGTCGGGCCTGCTGGTGCAGCGGGAGTCGCTGGCGTGGCCGGTGCCGTCGGCCCAGCTGGTGCAGCTGGTGCCACGGGCTCACAAGGCCCGCAGGGTGTGGCTGGCGTGGCAGGAGCCACTGGTCCGCAAGGGCCAGCAGGTCCGACCGGGCCAGCGGGAGCAGCTGGAGCCAAGGGCGACACTGGCGAGCGTGGTGCAACTGGCCCGGCCGGTGAGGCTGGGCCGCAAGGCATCCAAGGCGTCGCGGGTGCGGCTGGTGCAGCTGGTGCCACGGGATCGCAAGGCATTCAAGGACCGCCGGGCGTGGCAGGCCCAAAGGGCGACACCGGCGATGTCGGGCCGCAAGGCAGCCAAGGCGTGGCGGGTGCCACGGGGCCTGCGGGCGCGGCGGGAGCCACGGGAGCGAAGGGCGATCGTGGCGATACCGGGCCGCAGGGGCCAGCCGGGGCCACGGGATCACAAGGCCCGCAGGGCGTTGCAGGAGCGACGGGAGCCACCGGCCCACAGGGGCCAGCTGGTGCTACGGGAGCGACAGGCCCGCAAGCCTCACTGGTCTATGCGTCTATCAACGACTTCCCCGCGACAGGGTCATCGACCGCCCTGTACTTGGACGAATCCACCTCGCGGCTCTATCAATGGGAATCGCCCGTCTACGTTGAGGTCGGAACCTCGGGTGGCGGGATCGCCACGACATCGGCTTCCGCACTCGTCGAGGGCACGCTGGCGGATGCAAGATTGTCTTCTGCAATTGCCACCTATGCCACGCTGGCAGCGACCGACAACCAGCCAGCGTCCGGCCTAGACGTTTATCCTCGCGGCGAAGCTACGGCCGGAGCATCAGGCGGAACCTCAGGGCAGATTTTTTGGATTTTTTTCACGCCATCTGTTTCGCTTACTGTTTCGTCAATCACGTTCTGTTCTGGATCAATAGCCGGTTCTGGTCTCACGCTGGCACGGATGGGGCTGTACACGTTTGATGAGACCACAGTCACGCTGGTGGCGAGGACGGCATCCGACACCACGTTATTCACAGCGACAAACACGGCGTACACCAGAAGCCTGGCGACGGCTGGCGGCTACCCTGCCACCTATGCCCTGAATGCTAGCACTCGCTACGGAGTGGCGGTCATTGCGGTTGGCACCACCGCGCCCAATTTTGCTGGCAGGACGATAGTAACCGCCGTGGGGGGGCAGACACCGAGGATGGCGGCATCACTCGGGTCGCAGACCGATTTGATTACGTCTGGCACGCCAGGCACCGCGCAAGCCAACCTGTACGCGAGGCTGACATGAGCGAATCCATCAGAGTCACCACGACATACGTGGGCGTGGTTGACGGTCTGCACACTTACGAGGTGCGTGACGAGGGCGGTGTGATCATTGGCTACAACCGCTGTGCATACCCGCCATGCCCCGGCGAGGGCTGGGTGCTGGACGAGGCGACTGCGACGTGGGTCGAGGCGATCTAGCCTGAAACTGCCAGTATCCCGTGGTATAGGCGTACCGTGGTGGAATGATCCGACCCGGCGACCTACGCGAGCGTGTCACCGTCCAGATCGCCAGCGGCACCACCAATGCCCTAGGCGAGACCGTGCTGGCGTGGTCTGACTCCTCGGCCGTCTGGGCCAGCGTCGAGGGCGTCTCGGCCCGCGAGGCCCTGACAGCTGGCCAGCAAGAGACAACCGTGACGCACAGGCTGCGGCTGCGTTACCTGCCGGGCCTCAATAGCCAGATGCGTTTTGCGTGGCGTGGCCGCACGCTTGAGATCTCCAGCCTGCTCGAGCACGGCAACCGCACCGAGCACGAGGCCATTTGCATGGAGCGACGCAATGGCTGAGCAGACGGGCATCAGCATCACGACGGGCATCCCGGGGCTTGAGAGCATCCGCAATGCGTTTATGTCGCTGCCTAAGAATCTGGCCGCCAAGCACATGGCAGCCGGGCTGCGGCGTGCTGCTGAGAAGGGCGGCACACTGCAGGCTCTGAAGTCGGCAACACCTCGCGGGCCGACCGGCAACCTGCGGCGATCCATTGCGATCAAGAGCAAACGCTACCCACGGACAGGCGTCGGTCTGGTTGTTCTCGGGTTCCGTTCGGGCCGCAAGATAAACGAGCCCTATGACAACAAGAAACTTGGCTACCACCAGGGCTTAGTCGAGTTCGGCACCAAAGAGCGTACACGCCGAACGCAGGGCGGTACTCGGGCGTCCACTGGAAAGATGCCAGTCGGCGGCTCGTACGGCAGGCCACCAGTACGGTCGGCATGGGAACAGACCCGCTCGCGGGTCGAGTCGATGATGGTTGAGGAAATGAAGTCCGCATTTGACGCGGCCGCCCGCGAGCTCGCCGACAAAATCAAGTCACTACAGGGGCCGTTCTGATGGCACTGAAATCACCGGAAGCGATCCTGCGAAATGCCCTGGTTGCCAACGCCGACGTACAGGCGTTGATCAGCGGCCGCATCTACCCGCTGCGATATGTAGGCCCGTCACCGATCCAGTTTCCGCTGATCATCTGGCGACGTGCCCGCGTCCTGCGAGATATGGCCATGAACGGCCCAGTCGGCCTGCCACGGGTCACGGTCGAGTTGTACGTCTACGGCACCACCTACGAGACGGCACGAGACCTAGCAGATAAGTGCCGCCGCGTTCTGGATGGGTTCGCTGGCGTTCTCGACAATACGGAGGTGCGGCAGGCGTCCTTGATGGACGAAGCCGACGACCTGGTGGAGATCGACGGAGCGGAAAACTCGCTCTATCTGGTCCGGCAAACATACGACCTTTTTTGGGTGGAGAACAATTAAATGGCTTCGCACGCTCAGGGTACCTCGCTCACTTTCGGCGGCACCGCCTACACGGTCACGAGTATCACATACTCGATGACCGACGTGACTGCTGGCGACACCATCGACGTGTCGCACCTTGGCCAGTCGGCTGGTAGTGCAGTTGCCACGATGGACAGGCCGCTCAAGGGCTCTGCCACCGACACGGGCCGCGAGGTCAGCATCGAGTATCTCGGCAGTGCCCCAATCACCGACGGCAGCAGTGGCACCTTGGTGATTTCTGGCGGGCTAGGTCTGTCGGCTGCGGCCACCGTGAGCTCGTCCAGCGTGACGCTCGCCGTGAACGACGCCATCCGGGGCCAGGCCACCTTCCGAGTCGCGCGGGTCTAGTCCGCTACGGAGGCTTCCGTGGCGATCTACTCGCAAGGCTGTTCCGTGTCGTTTGAAGGCGCGACCTTTACGGAGGTCACCAGCGTTCAACTCGACGTTGGCGGCGGCATGCCTATCGGTCGCGGGACTGCCTACGCACCTAGCCGCGGCAGCGTGACGGTTGAGGCTCTCGGAGGGGCTTACACCTACGGAGCGTATGGCCAGCTTTCCATCTCCGGTGGCGGCATCTCCTTGACAAGTAATGCAGTCTGTACGGGCGTGTCTGCCACCGCGGCGGCCAACGACGTGACCCGTTACAGCGTCACCTTCGACATCATTGGATGACACCTTGGCACTTACAAAAGAACAGATTCTGGCAGCGGACGACTTGGGCCTCCTCGAGGTCAAGGTCAAGGAGTGGGGCGGCAGCGTCTTCATTCGCGTGATGACCTGCGGAGAGCGAGACAGCTACGAGAACGACTGGGTGGCCAACAAAGGCAAAGGCGTTGACAACTTCCGCACGAAGTTCCTGGCACGCTGCCTGTGTGACGAGAAGGGTGCGAGGCTGTTCACCGACGCCGAGGTCGAGCACCTTGCCAAGAAGTCGGCAAAGGTAATGAGCCGGGTTTGGGCGAAGGCGATGGAACACAACGCACTTACCGAAAACGACGTAGAGGAACTCGCAAAAAACTAGCACTCCGCCCGACGAGAGTTTTCCTGTTTCGTCTGGCGGCGCATCTCGGAATGACGGTCAAGCGGTTGTGTCAGGAAATGGACAGCAGGGAGTTCGCCGAGTGGATTGCGATCCACAAGCACTTCCATCCACTTCCTGACACATGGCGGCAGACGGGCCTCATGGCCAGTGCGGCACTCGCGCCGTACTGCCCGCGGGGCAAGACGCCGAAGGCGGAGGACTTCGTGCCGGTGTCGAAAGCACCACAGCACGAACTGCAGATGCAGCAAGCGTTGGAACAGTTGGCAAGAGACTTGGCGGGTGACTAATGGCTACGGCGATCGGACTCGGCGTGCAGTTCTCGGCCAATGCCAACGGCATGACCAAGGGTCTGTCGCAGGTTGACCGCCAGCTGCAGAATCTTGGCAAGCAGGCCGCGGCCGCCGGTTCCCTTTTCGACACCTTCACGGGGTCGAGTGCTGCCGCCGGTGCGGCCCAGCAGCAGGTCGCTACGGACGTTGCGTTTCTCGGCAGTGCGTTTAAGACCGGGCAGATCTCCGCCCAAGAGTACGCGTCCGAGTTACAGGCGATTATCAGCAGCTCACAGGCTGCGTCGGCGGCGTTTGCCGAGGGGGCACGGATCACCGAGCAGGTGGCAACGGCCGAGGAGCGACGTACGAAAGAGCTTGAGCGGCTCGGCCAGCTGCTCGCGGCAGGTGCGATCAGCGAGGAGACCTACAGCCGGGCCGCGGCGGAGGCCAGCGGTGCAAACCAAGAGGCAGCC